AATACATCAACGATCACAGATCACAGGCGTACCTACCTCTCAGTACAATGCAGCTAGAGATGCTTTCTTAGCAGAGCAAGGAATGTCAGCCGGAGATACTTTTGGTGCGATTGACGCATTGACATCAGAGGGTTATATGACAGGTATGCCTACACTTGATGCCGTTATTAAATACGGAACAGGTAGGGAGCAAGGCTCCGTAGGTAACTCTGCTTTCTATCCCGGTGGTACAGGCTACGATATAGCAGCTAAAGGCGAAACAGCTTATAACGAATATTTAGACGAGCTTGAAGTAGCTAATCGTCCGGGCTCATCAGGTATAACTTCACCTAAGCTTGGTGAAACAGGTATGTCTACTGGTGGGGGCAGTCCTGCTATGTCTTCTGAGCCTTTTAAACTTACTAACATTAAGGGTATTACTTCTGGTTCTACCTCTGAAACATCTTACGGTGAACAAGGTCGTGGTGACGTTAGCCAAGACTATTCAGGTAGCCGATATAAGATTGGTAAAAAGAAAGGTTCAGATCAGCCAGTGGTAGCCAACAAAGGTTTAAAAGTAGGCGACCTATACGCAGGCTTAAATGTACCACAAGGCGGTAAAATGGGTGGAGGCAAATAAATGACTAAAGAGGACCAAGTTATTAAAGACTATGGTTCGTCTGTATCTCGTTACCATAGGTTAGAACTTAAGCGTACTTCACTCGAACCAATCTGGGAAGATTGTAGTGCCCTAACCCTACCGTACGTTTACCCTGACGAACACCGAGATGTTACACAAGAATACAGTACACCATACAATTCAATTGGTCCTGCTAGTGTAAACAATTTGGCAAGCAAATTATTGATGGCACTGTTACCTGCAAGTGGTAACTTCTTCCGTCTTATCCCACACTCTGAGGTAGTAGATAAACTATCTCCTCAAGAAGTTGCGGCATTAGACAAAGAGCTATCTAAAGTAGAACGTGGTATTACTACACTTATCGACACACAAGCATTGCGTGTACCTCTATACGAAGCGTTAAAGTTACTTATTATTACTGGTAACGTTATGCTATACAAAGTTAAAGGCAGCGGTATGAAAGTCTTTAACCCATATGAGTATGTGGTTAGTCGTGACTATGTAGGTAATATCGTAGAAATATGTATTCGTGAAAAGATTGCTAAGAGCACCTTACCTGAAGAGGTACAGGATGTTATCAGCGAACACGAAGAATACAAGAAAGACACAGACGAGCTATACATCTATACGTCTATTGTACGTACTGGTGAAAACAAGTTTATGGCATACCAAGAGGTATGTGATACTGTTATTCCGGGTACCGTAGTAACATACAAAGAAGATGAAATGCCTTATATGGTTCTTCGTTGGACTAATACTTTCAACGAGGCTTATGGTCGTGGTCTAGTAGAGCAGTACCTAGGAGACTTGCGTAGTCTTGAAGGTCTATCTAAGATTATGCTAGACGGTTCAGGCATTGCAAGCAAGTTTGTATTCGGTCTTAAGCCCGCTGCTTCTACTAAGTTAGAAGACTTGACAGCAGCACGTAACGGTGATATTATCCTAGGTGACCTAGAGCGTGATATTACTATTCTACAAACTAACAAAGCACCAGACCTTAATGTACCTTACCAGTTACTAGGTCAGCTTGAAGCACGTTTGAATCGTGCCTTCCTGAATGTACAGGGCGGTATCCGAGATTCAGAGCGTACTACAGCAGTAGAAGTACGTGCTACTATTGCAGAGCTAGAAGCTGCTTTGGGCGGTACTTATTCAGTACTCGCACAGGAATTCCAACTTCCATTACTTACTCTATTGTTGAAAGAGATTAATCCTAAAGTACTAGACATTACTATTCCTAGTATTGTTACAGGCGCAAGTGCTATCAGCCGAGAGCGTGACCTACAGAACCTTACCTATATGGTACAGTCTATGGCACAGCTTGGACCAGAAGTACTTATGGGTTCACTTAAAGTTGATGGCTATCTACGTGCAGTTGCTACCGCATTGGGCATTGACCCTGACGCTGTGGTTAAATCTCCAGAAGAGAAACAAGCAGAGCAACAACAAGCTATGGCTCAGCAACAGGCTATGATGCAACAGCAACAGAATATGGCTTTGCAACAGCAGAACAATCAAGCCGCTAACCAACAGAAAGTAGAAGCCTCTAAACGAGGTTAAGGCGGTATGAATGTTGGACCCAGTATCAATAATTGGCATAGCCAGTACAGCGTTCAACGGACTGAAAGCTGCGGTTCAAGCAGGGAGGCAACTGGAGGATTGCATTGGTCAACTCAGCACTTGGGCGAGTGCAATAGCAGACTTGGACAAGTCAGACGAGCTGATCAAGAAAAAGAAATCCAACCTGTTCCGTTCCTTGCTACCTACGAATGGTATGAGCGTAGAACAGCAAGCTATGGAAGCGTTTGCAGCGAAACAAACTGCACGGAAACAGAGAGAAGAACTACGACAACTCATACAGTACTCGACTGGCAAACACGGGTGGGACGAGTTTCTCCGTATGGAAGCAAGCATCCGCAAGGACAGGCAATCAGCCTTATATGCTGAAATAGAAAGACGTGAGAAACTAAAAGACTTAGGTCTAGCCGCCTTAGTTATCATCCTAAGTATTGCAACCGTAGGCGTAGCAATCTGGATAATGGTATTAATGAAAGGAACTTAAGATGGGTTGTAAAAAGAAAGGTAAAGGAAAAGGTAAAGGTAAATAATATGGCAACTATTTATACAGCCGAGGATTGGGCTGCAAAGCGAAAGATTGATCTTGAAAAAGTTGAAGCTGATCGCAAGAAAAAAGTAGATGACGAAAAAAAGAAACGTACGTCTGAAGCAAAGAAACAGCCGGGCTATATGGAGCCTAGCGGTCATTTGGAAAAGGCATAGTACTTTTAAAAGGAGAATTGTATGAGTGAAGAAGTACAAGAAGCACAACCACAGTCTGATATTTTATCTACTGAAGAAGTACAGGCTGTAGTTGAAACAGGTGAACTGCCGGAGGAATCGGCACAAGATTTACCAAGTGAACAATCAGCAGAAGAATTGATTGCAGGGAAATTTAAATCTCAGGACGACCTACTCAAAGCTTACAAGGAATTAGAAGCTAAGTTAGGTCAACCAAAAGAGGAGTCAGAATCAGAAGAGATGGTGACTACTGAGGTTACTGACCCTGAATACGTTGAATGGCGTAGGAACAAAGCAGAAGAAGCTCTACTAGCAGATGTAGGTGGTGTACAGGAGTACAAGAAAGCTCAAGACTGGGCTTCTCAAAACCTACCAGAGCAAGAGGTAGCTGCTTTTAACAAAGCCTTGGATGAGGCGAAAGGGAATGAGAGTGTAATTAAAGTTCTTGCCAAGAGCCTGATCGATAAGTATCAGATTGGCACAGCAGAGCAACCAGTAGGTGCTCCTATACATAGCTCATCAACTACCCGAGTAGATTCTCCTAAAGGCTACGCTACTAAATCTGATATGATGAAGGATATGGCTGACCCTCGTTATGAACGAGATGAAGGCTATCGTCAACAGGTTGCACGTAAAGTCGAAGCCACAGATGAAAGTCAATGGTACGCTACTCTTCCAAAATACTAAAGTGACAACGCCCTCTCATTTGAGGGGGTTCACGTGATAGCATAGGTTTCCCTTCTCCTTTCCTGTGCTATCTCTTGAGCCTTGAGTACACCCTACGGGGTTAAGTACAAAAGATACCTCAGCGTTGAGTATCTCTATAGATACCTTTATTTAAGTTGGATAGCTTCCAACACAAAAACTATAATAATTAATTGCTTATTTAAAGGAAAATTAAAAATGGCAACTTCACATAATGTAACTAACCCGATTAACACCAATGGTGTATCGGCTACTCCGGGTGCGTCTAACCGTGCCTTGGGTTTGAAACTCTATTCTAACGAAGTATTGACTGCGTTTGCTCGCCGCAATATGTTCTTGGAAATGGTTAAGACTCGTACCATCAACGGTGGTATTTCATCTCAGTTCATCGTAACTGGTCAGGCTGCTGACACAGACGCTGCTACCCACACTCCGGGCGCAGACGTTTCAGCGCAAGTACTGAAAGTTACTGAGCGCACCATCTCAATCACCGACCGTGTGTACTACTCACACTTCGTTGATAAGTTGGATGAGAAACTTGCTCAATACGACCTTCGTGGTGAATTGGCTAAGCAAGCTGCTGAAGCTCTTGCTACCAAGATTGACAAGCAGGTTGCTGAGCTTGTAATGCAAGCTTCTGAGTCTGCTGCTACTACTACTCAAATCGGCGGTCATATCGTTGATATGGGTACTAAAGCTGCTTTCGCTGCGCTTACTACTGAAGGCAAAGGTGACGCACTTGTAGAAGCTTTGTTCGATGCTAACGTATCTTTCAACGCAGCTGACGTTCCTATGGATGGTCGTGTACTTGTTACTACCCCACAGAACTACGCATACATTGTACAGTCTCAGAAAGCTGTAAACCGTGACTTCACTAACGGTAACGGTGGTATCGATTCAGGTAATGTATTGAACATTGCAGGTACTCCTATCAAGTGGTCTAACCATCTTCCTACTCGCAACACTGATGACGATGCAGACGTACTTGGCTTGTTCTTCCAGTCAGGTTGTGTTGGTGTTGTTAAGGCAATGGACATCACTTCTGAAGCTAACTACATCCCAGAGAAGTTGGGTGACTTGTTGACTTCATACTACGCACTAGGTATGGGCATCTTGGAGCCGGGTAAAGCGGCATCTTTGGTAGCTACAGACGCTTAATTGTATAATTAGGTAACATACCAAGCCCCTTCCTAACGGAGGGGGTTTTACTATGTTGCCTATACGGAGGTTGAAATGGCAGTAATTGAGTTATCTGACAGTAATCAGAATAAACTTGGCATTGTAAACCGTTGTTTGCAAGCCATCGGCGAAGCACCATTACCATTAGGTATTATCCCTTCTGAGTTTCCATTAGGTTCGGATGCTCAAGTAGCTGCATCTATTGTGGACGATGTTTGGATTGAAGTACAGAATCGGGGATGGTGGTTTAACACAGAAAACAACTTTAAACTTTTCCCTGATAGCAGTGGTTTTATTTCATTTCCTACTACAGTACTCCGTATTGATGGTGGACGCTATCAGAATTTTATTAAGAGAGAAGGTATGCTCTATGACAAAGAAGAGCAGACTTTTATTTTTGAAGAGCCAGTCAGCATAGACTTGGTTTGGGCAGTAAGCTATTCAGACTTACCTGTGGCAGCTTATGAATATATTGCTTCAAGAGCAGCACGTAAGTTTCAACAGAAAGTTATTGGCAACCCAGACCACCACACAATGCTTATGCAAGAGGAGCAAGATGCTCTAATCCAGATGCAGCGTGAGAATGCACAGTACTTGGATGCTTCTTTAATCGAGACACAAGTTAGCTATCGTTGGACTAACCCACTACGAGGATTATAATAATGGCATTAGTTAACCATACTCTAACGTCTTTGGCTCAAGGTGTATCACAGCAGCACGAGGAAGCTAGATTTGAGTCCCAAGTAGAAGAGATGATTAACTGTATTCCAGACATCTCTCGGGGCGTATACCGCAGAAATCCCCTAAACGATTTAGGTTTGATTAACAACACTGCTAGTTTTTCTTCTAGCCCCGACTTCTACCAATCAACTATTGTATTGGGAGATGATAGATATTTAGTTACTATTAATAATAATAACCAGATCACAGTAACTAACTTAGCTGATGGTAGCTTAGAATATTCAGGCACTTCTTCTTATTTAGCTGTGCCGCCTAACGGCAGATACCCAGATGTATTTAATGCGTTTGAAACAGTAACTGCTAATGACTATACTTTTATTGCTAATCGTAATACTACTATTGCTAAGTCTACTGATACAGTAGGCACAGCAGATGAACAAAACGAGATAGCAATCTATTGGATTAAAACAATTACAAACGTTGCTTCGGTAACTCAGAACCAGACAAGCGCAGATGGTCTACAGACTGTTGCGGTAGCAAACTACACAGGTCACACATATACACTTAATGGTGAATCTGTTACAGGTGGTTTGGAATACGAATGGAATTCAAGCACATCAGAATTTGATGTTGTTTCTGACTTGAGTACTGCTGAGCTTATTGCTGCTCAACTAGCCTCGCAACTAGGTACTAACTACGCTGCTTCTGGTAGTTTTGTTTACTGGGTTGGTACAGGTGCTCCTACAGAATGGGAGTGGAGCGATGATGTTGGTTCTAGTGTATCTTCAGGTTTTAATGGCACAGTAGCTAATACATCGGGTCTACCTGCTCGAATTGATAACGGTGTACTGGAGTATTATTTAACCACCAGAGGTGTTAGTAATATTTCTATCTATGTTTCAGGTGGTACTGACGACAACGTAGGCTACTGGCTAAAATATGACGATGACTTAAGCACTTGGGTTGAAAGCACTGAGCCGGGTTTATCTAATGAGTTAGATGCTTCTACTATGCCACACGTATTAGTACGTGATGACACAGGTACGTTTCATTTTATTGAGTATACTACGACAGCTACATCCGCTATTTCAGGTATTACAGCTACTAACATTGGTTGGAAAGACCGTTTGGTTGGTGACGAGACAACAGCAAAAGACCCTTCTTTTGTTGGTAAGTCTGTTGATGATATGTTCTTCTATCAGAACCGCTTAGGTTTTGTTGCTAGAGAAAACATACTATTATCTGCAATTAACAATTATGGTAACTTCTATCCTACTACAGTACGTACCTCAGTAGACTCAGATGTAATTGATCTAACTTTGGCAGGGCAGAATATTTCTTCTTTGAGATACATTGTAGAGATTGCTGACAGACTTATTGCTTTCTCAGATACTACACAATATGCTATCTCAGCTAATGGACCATTAAGCCCTAATACTACAATTGTAACTATTGCAAGTAAGTATAACTTCCTTCCTAATGCTAAGCCATTAGTTGTAGGCGATTCTATTTACTTCGTATCTTCTGTCGGCGACTCTGAAAGATTGTACCGATATACATTATCTGTTGACGTAGATAATAAATTTATTGCGGAAGATGTAACTCTTCAATGCCCTACTTATATCCAGAATAGTACGTCTAGGATTCTAGGTCACAGTACTATCGGTTATGTTGTTTTGTTGTCTTACGGTGATGAAACAATTTATGTGCATAACAATACTACAATAGGTGAGAAGTCTGTTCAATCAGCTACCCATCGTTGGGACGTTCCTATGCCTGTAGTAGGTGGTGGTATCGTAGACAATTTATTGTACCTTTCTTTGTATGATGCAGATGCAGATGAGATGTATCTTACTACCTTAAGTCTTAACACCCCTGTTAACTATGACTCTATCGACTATTTAGATACAGTTAATGGTGTTGACACAGCTTACAACAGCTTAGTAGAATTCTCTGAGT